AGCCAGTTATACACGTGACCCCGCAACAGATGAAGCAACAGGAGCGAACGTGGGGCCAGACATAGAAGCACATAAAAACGAGGATAAAGCGGGCAAAAAAGTAGTTATCAAAGACCCAACAACCGTTAAAAAAGAAAAAACAAAACTCTAATTTCCACTCCATATATTCCACTTTCCTTTCTCGACGAAAAAGCCTATTGAAAATATAGGCTTTTTTTATTTAGCTTTGAATGAAGATTTAAAACAATGACCAAAGAAACATTTAAAGAGTGGCTTGAAATAGAGTTTGAACGATGCAATAATATTTCCGAATTTAAAGATGCAGTTTGTAAACTAATTGATGTTTACGATAAGGATATTAGGGACGGGTTAAAAGCACTTTTTAATAATTACATGAATGGCGATAATGAAATAGATTTGGGAGATGTATATAATAATCAAGTGGAGTTATGATTGGAACAATCCTTAATTGTTTACTAAACGAGGCTCAAGCACTTTTTGAGGGTACGGGAGCACAATTAATGCTTAAGACAAACTTTCTCCCCAAGGACACGCCCGACAATAACGGGCATCTTCTTTTATTAGGATTAAATGATGCACCCGACAGTTTGCAATTTCCGGGAGGTTTGACCATGATGGATTGGGATTGGGGATTTGACACATATACCTATGAACCAGATGCCTATCATGACGACCCAACAAGCTATTCAGCCGACCTTTTAAGTTTTAATGATAAAGTACGTAGGCATTTTAGTTTGGGTTCCTTAGGAAACGGATTAGTGTTTCAAGATATGACATTGAGGCCAAATATCGTTTACATCGTAATGAACGGATCAATAACCTACAATGAACAAACTATAACAGATCAAACTTATTTTATTTCAACAGTCGATAATTTAAACTTTACCTCAACGAATGGAGGTTATGTAGTAGGAACGTCATGGTTAACACAGGGAATGGTTGATATTTTTAATTTATTTGGATTCCAGTTGACTTTTAAAGGAATTACAACCGCAGACCCATTAGACCAAACAGGGATTATAATGGGATATAAAATACTTTTTGCAAGTACGGCACTTGATGATAAAACCTTGTACACCCAAGAAGATGTAATTTTAAACACCATTACTCAATTAAATGAAGACCAAAACGTAATAGCAATAACGATGATAAATAGAGCGATTGACATTCCACAAGATGCGGTTTTGTTTATACCACCGGATACATTATTTGATGGAATTGGAATTTTACCAACAAGCGGAAACCCGATTATAAGCATGGGATTTGAAGTTGGTGGAACCGAAATATTGGATAATTTTCCACTAATACAATTCCGATTAGTGGAGTTGCAACAATATTTTGAAATTGGGACTAATATTTTTGTGACACTAACAGGAGGTACCGTTTCTGCTGACATTAGAGGAATATTTAATTATTTAGTACCACAAGGCGAGGATTAAAAACCTAATAGCTTTTTTTCATTAGTTACATCCACATAATCAACATCAACGGTGTTCTTTTCTTTTTCAAGACCCTCAACATAATATTCAAAAACATGGTAGGGGATTAATGCTGAAATCGGGAACGAAAAGCCATAAAGATTATCGCCAAATTCGGAATGTATATTTTCAACATGCTTAATTATCTTTTTATTCTTGTTCATTGAATGGCATGTTTGTTTTTCCTGTAAACCTATCTTCGGGATGTTCAACGTAGTAACTTTTAACATCAATTAATAAAACAGAAAGATGTTCATTGTCGGGTTCATCCAAAAAAGGAAAAACTTCAACATCATATAAAACTTTACTTTCTGTAAATTTAACAGCACGAATAAAGCAATCTCTGATTAAACCAGAGTGACCGAGATTAACGACAACGGCATCCCCTATTTTTTTGTCTGAATCCATATTAAAACATTTTTAAATTTATTTCGTTAACAATTTATGACAACTTCAATTTTACCCTTTTTATTTTTATTCCTTGCAATAATTTGCTTTAAAGCTATTGATAAGATGACGACCGAGGCTGCGTGGTGGTTAATGGTTATTATGGATTCACTTTCATGGTGTTTGACCATTTATTTTATGCGAGGACATTAAAGCCAAGTTGGGGGCTTTGTCTTGTCTTTAAAAATCTTTATATGTCCACATAATAGAGCCATAATAAATGCTGAAAAAGCGCCAAACCATGAAAGCAATGAAATAACCATTAAAAATCTGACATCAATCCATTCAAATTCTAATTCATTTTCATTACAAAATTTCCGGTAAGTCCAACGGCTCAAAATATAAGATATAATCATGCCTATGATGTAGACTAAAGCAATAATTATTTTCATTTTTATAATTTATTAATTGTGTCTATAATATCTTTAAAGTCTTCATTGGTATATTTTATCGAACCCGAAGCACTCCAAACTTTGGGTGATGACTTGGTTTGAACATCGGCAAAAACATTTTGAACATTTGTAGTTGTGATTTTAGGATTTTTAAGATTAAATCGTTTACCCCAAATAGTTAAACACCACTGACTTTTATATTCAGCGCGTTCAATTTGCATCCGTATAGAAGCACCGCCATTTTCCATAAAGCTAATATCCATAGGATGAGCGCAAGTAACCGAGTAAGAGACTTCATTGGTTACCTTGCAACCAAAAAGCCAAAGGAATTTATTTAGAATTTTTATCATGTTTTCTTTTTTTAATGAAATTTGAAATGGAGGGTAAAACAATCCACAATAAAAACAACAATAAAATCGCAATTGAAACTGGCATTATTTATGGTTTAAATCGTGGCCCAAAAAAGCAATATGTTGGGGTTGATTAAATAAACTATCATGAGTGTGAAGTTTATTATATTCAGAAAGTTGCTTTGAAAATTCGGTGGTTAATTCGGGTAAGTCGGTTACATCTTCGTAATCAATGTCTTCGGTATGATTAAATACATTCATAAAAAAATAATCCATAGCATCAGCATGATGAGAATGTGGTTTAGCTTTACGCCATTTTGTTTCACCAATAAATTCACGTTTGGGAATACCCATCGAACCGTTTATTATTTTAATATCAATTCCCTTTTTCATATTTATTTTTAAAATCAGAAGTAGTTAAAACACGAAATTCATTTTCGGGCAATAAATCGGTAACTACAATGTTCATAGCCCCAACCATATAATAAGAATTTGGGTCAACTGAATAAGGCTTATCAATATTGTTGGTTATATATTGGAAAACTGAATCGTATAAAATAGGATGAATGTAAATATTACCACCGATACGGAAAGCATCTTCAACCGCTTTTTTCATGTCAAAAGGCGGTTCGGCATATCCCACCTGAATAATTGAATTCCCTACATTTATTTCAGGAATCATTTTAATACTTCCTCATAGGTTTTTAACCAAATACCATTTTCTTTTACATAACCCAACTTATTAAAAAAGTTTTCAATTGTTTTGGGTTTTACAAGGCCAAGACGATAGCGAATAAGCATATTGCTGTAATTACCTTGCTCTATGACACCTTGATAAGGTTTCACTCTTTTTTTTAAATCTTCGAGTATATCTTGTTCGTTCATGGGGTATAAATTTATACTATTTATTTAATATAATAAAGTAATACTATTTTTTTTAATTATACAATACAAAAACACGACGCTATTTTTATATCCGAAATGCCGGGAAAGAGAATAGTATTTAGTACAAACACTGCAAACGATCAGGGATTTATAATCCCGAACGATGTTTTAGACTTTACGAGGTATAATAAAAACCCCGTTCTTTTAAAACAACACAATTGGGAAAGTGACCCATTAGGTCGAATGACAGACATTGACTATGAGAACGGTGAGTGGACAGGAGTTCCGGTATTTCATAGAAGCACGCCCGAAAGTGTTATAGCGAGCGATTTGTGGGAGGGCGGCTTTTTAACAGCTTGTTCAATAGGTGGTTTTAAAACCCTTAAAACAACAGGTAAAACAACAAGGGATAAAGACGGAAACCAAACCCCTGAAATATGGACGGATAAAGATGGATTAGCAGTAGCAACCAACTTTGAAATCTATGAAATAAGTATGGTGAGCATTCCGTCAAACCCCGATGCAGTTCAAAAGGCAGAATTATCATCAAAACAAAATGCCGACCTGAATGCAAAAATATACGACGATATAAATATCAAAATACTTGAAAAACAATTAACAACTCTAAGTACAAAACTAAAAAACATGGACGAGCAGGAAAAAGAAGCCGCAAAATTGGCTGCGGAAAAGGAAAAAGTGGAGAAGGAAGAAGCCAAACTTGCGGCAGACAAAAAAGCTGCCGACAAAAAGAAAGCCGATGACTTACCGAAGCCAATCGACACAGTAACAGAGGCTGAAGAAAAAACCGAAAAGAAATCGGGACTTGCATCTACCATAGCAGAAATGTTTGGTAAGGCAATGGATGCTTTAAAAGGTTCAAACATGAACGATGACAGACCCAAAGAAAAAACATTGGAAACCCCCGAGCTTAAAGGTCTTTATGATGTTGAGGATTCAAAAGAAGCCAAAAAGAAGCTTTATCAAGCCAATGATTTAGCTGAAAAAGTAGGCACTATGACCGCTAAAGCCAAAGAAGCCGAAAAAGCTTTGAAAACCGTGAAATTGGAATCAGCAAAATTAACCGCTACTCAATTAATGGCGGATGCTTTGGAGGCAAAAGAAAAAGCCGATAAGCCGGATGCAACCGACGAAGATAAAGACGAGTTCAAAGCCAAAAAAGAAAAGGCTGAAGAAGCTGTTGAATTATGCTCTGAATTAGAAGCCGACATGGACGACGACGATATGAGCGACGAAATGAAGGCCGCTAAGAAAAAAGAGAAAGAGAAAGAAAAATTGGCGGCTAAGTTAGCAGCAACTAAACCAAGACTTAAAACAATGGACGAACTTAAAGCCGATGGTGTTAAGCTTGCGGCAAAACCAAATCTTAGCAATCAAGTAACCTTTACAGGTGGTATGAAAAAAACCATGAGCCAATTAAAGGCTGATCCACAAGGTAAAAGATTAATAGAAAGAGTTCAAAACAGAGTTGAAGATACAGCACCTCAAGAATATGCTGCTTACATGAGCGCATGGCGTAATGAACCGAAAGTAAAACCAGTTTTTGATAAAGCACGTATCATTTTAGGTGCAACTGAAAACAACTGGCAGTCATTCCGTCAAAATTCACGTAGCAATCCGGGTGAAAGTGTTGACCAATTAATATCACGTTTGGCAGCAGGTAATGTAAACTGGTTGGATAGAAACGATGGTAATGTTAAATCACGCACCACGTTAACAGCAACCGACAACTTCCTTGCATCACCAGATTTGTTTGCAATGGACTTTCTTGATTTGGCGATATTCCAATTATTCAGGGATGGTAGCTGGAAAAATGACATTCCAATTTTTGGAGCGGAATCAACCGAAAACAATACAGGTTTAATATGGGCTAACATCAATTCGAACCCTACCATTTACAGGGGTTCACAACCAGTTAATCCAGCATCGCAACAATTCACGGATTTAGCAGTTTCATTGAACCTTACACCGTATTTTATGAACCCTGTTATTTGGACACCAATAACAATGGCTCAATTAAGGTACAACCAAATGGACACCCAATGGGCACAGAACTTTGCGGTTATGGGTCAGTATATTGATGATTTCTTGCTATACACGTTAGCAGCATCGGTACCTCACTCAAGCATTTTTTACTCAACTGGTGTTTCGGTAAGCCCTAACGGTGGTTTCACAACCCCACAACAAACCGTGTTTAATGGCAACCCTGATAATCCTTACGGCTTCTTTTATAGTCCATTCTTTCAAGGTAGTTTAAACAACCCAACGCTTAATGATATATTACTTTCACAATTAATATACAGCAAGCAAAACTTCATCCTTGAAAACGAAAAACCTGTAATGGTGCTTGAATCGAATGCTTATACATTAATTCAGCAAACAGGCCAAGCACAAAGCTTGCTAACAAGATGGGTTGATGCAAATGGTCAGGATCAATTAGGATTTTCACACACACGTTTCACTCAACGTTCAGCAGTAGCAGCATTTAACCCGCAAACAGCGCAAGTATTGTCGCCTACCTCAATTATACCTTCAGTAGCAACAGGAGCCAACTTAGGTTTCATCCCAAGCCAAGTAGGTATCGGTATTGCGAACTTAGACGTGTTTATGATACAAGACCCATCATCTTACGGTTACAAAGCTTCGGCAGATGTTCGTATGGGTATTACACCACTACGTCAAAACGGAAACGGTGTATCATTGTACGCATGGGGTCCTGAATATGTATCGTAAAACCAAAAAATAAAAGACATGGAACTAAGAACACACGAATTAAATATACCAATGATAAAGGCGGCATTATCTGTATATGCTGAAGTATGGGTACACGGAGACGGAAATATGTACCCTATATTTCAAGCAGACCCGGAAAAACCGAATATATTGGATGAAAGTAAAAACCATTCTGAATGTTTTAACAAGGGGCATGAAGATATGTCATACCGGGTTAAAATAAGCAGATTGAATATACCTAAAAACAAAGCGGAATTAGATCAAATGCTTGTTACTTCAAAATTAAGAGAAGATGCAGCTAAAAAAGGTCGCACCGACAACCGTGAAAGAGTTACCAGTTTAAGAGTAGATGACACTCATTATCGTGGTAATGACGTGGTAGAACCCGCTGGAGACATTGATTATACTAAGTATGTCAAAAAGTAAAGCTGAATTACAAAGGCTGTCAATGAATGCTAAAATGCAGCATGAAATGATGAAACATTACACATCAAATCAACCATTGACAGCCTTAAATAAAGCCGAAAATATCCAAAGTAGCGGTGATGTTATCGAACCCGCAGGTGAAATTGATTATAGCAAGTACGTTCGTAAACCAAAAAAGTAAATGGCATCGCACAACATTAATATTTCCGTAAACAACAATCAGATAGGAATACCAGCCAGTTCGGACGGTGTTATGATGATATTTGTTTGCGGTTTACCAATAGGAAACACTCTTAAAACAGATACGGCCTATTTACTAACAAGTTTGGAAGATGGCGAAGCATTAGGCATGAGTCAAGCATTTGACGAGGCCAACAATGTTTATATGTGGGGTCATTTAAATGAGTTTTACAACGGAAGTTTAAATGATGGAGCGTTATTGTGGTATGTGGTACCAAGCGTGACCAACAATTACACTCAATACGTAACAACCTCAACATTTACGGGACTTGTGCAATTTACAGCATCAGCAAACCCCGCAAACAGAGCTAAAATGATTGGATTCTGTTACACAGTTCCAACAACGGCAAATAGCGGTGCAAATCCATTTTTATCAGATGTATTAACAGCATTAGCGGCGATACAAGCAGCAGAATTATCGATGTTCACTAATTATTTTCAATGGAGTGCAATACTCGATGGAAATAATATGAATACGACTTTAAATTCAGCCACATTGCCAACGATGACAAACAAGCAAGCACAATCGGTAAGCTTGTGTATAACAGGAACACAGCCAAATGGAGTAGGTGGTGTAGGGTCGGCATTGGGTCGTTTTGCAAGGATTAGTGTAGGTCATGGTTTTGGTGCGGTAGCAGACGGCCCAGTCACCACCCCAACAGCATATTTAACCAACGGTATTGTAGTTGGCGAAAATTTGATTTCGGGAACAGGTGGCGTAATGCAGGTAGGACTTACATATATCGTTTTTAACGCATCCATTGTGTACAATGGTGTTACCTACCAACCGGGGCAATCATTTGTCTGTGTAACGGGGCATACAGCCTTTACAACGTCAAATGGTGGCTATGTAGTAACTGGAGGTACACCAGTTGGAAATCTTACACAAGGACAGAATGGCGATTTTACTAATTTAGGTAATAGCCAGTATATGTTCCTTTGCACACAATTTGGTGAAAGTGGATTTTTCTGGAATGACGGGGCAACTTGTACAGGAATACAATTTGCGGAATCACAACAAGAATACAACCGGGTTGCAAACGCATTGAGTGCAGATGCTTTAAGCTTTTTCACACAGTTTAAAGGTTCGGCATTACCATCATTACCGTCAACAGGAGCATTAGCACCGGGATGGATTTCAACACAGCAAAACATCTTTAATCAAACCTACATTGTGCCATTGGTAAACAATGGAGATATAGTAGGAGCGACATTAGCGATAACAGGGCCGACTTATAACGCTACAGGTCAAGTATTTTTCACGTTAACCATTACAAGGTCAACAATTTTAGGTAATGTAACAGGGGTGGTAACTTTTAGCACAACAACATAATGCCAAATTTAAATCAGTTAATAATTAATTCGGCTACCTGTAGCATATGGATCAGCATACCAACCGCCGCTAATCCATTAGGGCAATCATTCCAGTTACAAACCGTTCAAACCTTTGACTTCAATGACGGTGCATCTGGTGAATTGATATATGCCATAGGACAACGTGACCCGATAGGCAACCAATCCAACGAAAACAAGTATGACGGCAAAATATCCATGCAATTAGGAGAACTAAACGCCATACTTGGAATTTGCGGGTTAGCATCAGCAATACAGATAAACGGGGCGCAAATATCAGTAGCAGCCCTTACAGGTGGTTTTAGGAAGTCATATCAATCGGCAAATTGTAACACCGATTCAAGTTCAATAAAAGCAAAAGATAAAGAAACATTAGTTGGCCTTGACTGGCTTGCAATTGGCTTAGGAGCATAATTTATGAGCACATTTCAAAGAGAAATAACATTTATCAATCCGGCACATTTTGATACCGTGGAAAAAAAACACGGTGAAAAAGAGGAAACCAAAATGGCAACCTTTAAAGAATTAAGCAGAATTGATAAAGACC